CCTGCATCTCCCATAATGTGGTCAGGAGATGTATAGATCGCTACAATAGCGGTACCGTCGAACGTATTGCCCGTCTCTTGCTCGTATACGTAGCCATCAAAGCCGCCTTGTATCGTCGTTTCGGTCAATCCGATGAAGCCGGAGAAGCAGCACGAGGGGCGCATCCCCTTGATATCGGCGTACTCCCAACCGATGGCGCCTTGCTCGTTGGCCTTGATAACACCCATAATTCCTAGAGACTGGGCTGTAGTCTGGCTTTCTATCGGATAGAACAGGCGATACTGACTCTTGTTTCTGATAACACACGATGAGATGTTATAGAGGGTAAGGTTGTCGAGTCGATCTTGCACCTGCTTAGAAATAGTACCGAGTTCAACGTCGGCAATCTTCTGGGTACCTGCAATGGTCCGCAAGCCGTCGGGAGCAAGATACACCAGATCACCAGCAATTTCCTGTACGCTAAAACCATCTAAACACCCTATGCTACGTGTTACGGGCTCTAGCTGGAAGTCCGCAACGGATGAGCCTTGTAGCATGTATATCTGATCGGTACAGAATATGAACAGCCGATCACGGAAAGATTTGAGCTGTACGACGGGGCTATCTAGCCGAATAGATCCCGCACCCGCACCCGTAGAGAAGCTCGTAGGGGCGTAGGGGGCAGAGAACACTACCTCTTGCGGGTTGGCTGACATGCCACCAAAGAACATGTGGTTCTTAAACAACGCCACAATAGAGGGATCTGCGGGGGCTCCTGCACCGTTAATGTCAGTTACCGTAGTGCCATCGTACTCAGAGGCATGATTGGCTCCGTCACACCAAAGGATCTTCTCGGTGTTGTCCATGTTGTACAGCTCGAAAGCGTACCGCCCTGCACTGGTACGACCGCTATCTATCTCTGTCCATGATCCTATAGCACCGCCCTTAAAGACCTTCTCACCACGAGCAGCGATGATTTCATCTTCATAGATTGCTACGCCAAGTACGGGTTCATCTGCAGATGCTGTCTGGGGTACGATGTTACTGTTGTACTTCGCGTACCCGCTGATACGGCGGTAACCGCCACGAATATCCGGCTCAAAGTTCTGTAGCTGAATAGCAGCTCCGGGTGGTATAGAGAATGAATCCCTATCGAGGATCAGACCACCACCGAGACGTACTACGTAAGGACTAATGATTGAAGTATCGGGCATTATACAGCCCTCATGTAATCCTTGCGGTTGATCAGCTCAACACGCATCCGACGTAGCCCTGATACATAATCCCTGTCCGCAAATTGTGCTGATTGTGGATCGGAACGCAACAAGTACGCGTAGTACTTGGCACGGTTCACGATTACGTCGTGGAAACGACTCGGGACTGTTGGCTCGTCCGCGTTTGCCGACAAGTCAGAATTTGTTGCGTAATACGCGTATCGTACAGTGTACGTTGAGGCATCCGGCGTCGGTGACAATCCGTACTTGTCGTCGGGAGTATGGTATACGTACTGGGGTACACCTTCTGAACTACCGTCAGGGTTCGTATCGGATTCGTGGTACTTGTCGAGATACTCATCATAGCTAATGTAGTCCAAGCGCTTTTCGGGTAGGCTTGCCGACTCTTGAATTGTAAAGGTAGCCCAATTAAGTGTCTTGGCGTCGGCTTCGAAGCTATACAGACGCTGCCCATCAACCGTAGTATCCGACTCATTCTGTACGGTAAAAGGCCATTCTACCTCAGAGTTGATAATATCCCGTTGTGCCTTGTTGACAAAGTCAGCCACAGCCGTTTGAATACCCCGTGTAGAAGTCACGTTAGTGATCTCTACTTCATTTAGTTCACGAAGAACAGCATTGCAAAGCTGTAAGTAGTTCATGATTATCCTCTGTGTGGGTCGTAGTATTCTTCTACGGATATTGTTGTTTCTAGCGTATTAGCGGTAGCTGCCGTAACATAAAAGATATCTCCGGCGTGAAGGTACAAGGGGCGATCAGCATCGAGTATGGCTTCGTAACTATTACCACCTATCGCATTGTTGCCTAAAAGTACATGGGTTTCCCCGTCATCGGCATGATACCATCTAATCGTCACATTACGACCTGCGCTGTCCGTATTAGAAATCATCAGCAGGCGTACGATAGAGGAATAGTTATCAGGAACCGTGTAAATCGTAGTCTCCGACGTTGTTGTCAACGACTTAGATTCCGTGAAAAACTTGCTTCCTGCTGTTGTTAAGGGCATTGTTACGCCTGCTTACTCGTAAAAATTAGCTCTAAAATATCTTGCATATTAGCCGTTTCCCGCTCAAATGGGTGGGGCATGTTGCCTGAAATAACGTCAAGAGCTCCTATACGCAAATCAGCATCTATCCAATGGGTCAAAGCCTCATCAATTTTACGGTACATATCCTCGATATTTTGGTCTGTAGCCTCTATATCAGAGTAGAAATCAATGGTCTGCTCTGCATCCCGCTTACGGGCTTTGTACCTGTGACGAATTGCTTCAATAAAAAATGTTGACATAGCGGTACTCCCATGCTTATTTTACAGCAAAAACAGAGGATAGTCAACCCTAAAATTGCGGGTACTCACCTGTACGCATAGTTTCTGCTAATCTTTGGGCTCTTTGACCGACTTGTCGGGCCCATTTGGAGTCGAGCATTTCTACTGCTGCTTGCTCAAAATCTCCGTCATCCAGAGCTTGCCACATTTTTCCAAAGCCTCGAAGACGAGGAATACCGAGATTAAAAGCCATATCGGAAATAACAAGCTGACGTGCAGGATCAAGCCTGTCAATAACAGCAAAATTTGAATGAAGCTCTCGCTCAACAATTTGAATGTCATTAAGACACAAGTAACGAGCTTCGTCTTCACTAATGCCTCTATCTTCGAGATTACGTCCGATACCAATTGTCAATATCCCTAATGTGTCTTTATACGGCTTAAGTTCTACGCCCTCGTGTATCATTAGCTGATCTACGAGCTGTTCTCTATCGTACTTCATTTCTTTAGCTGACTAATCGATTTGATACCAAAACTGGCGGCAATACTTGCAAGGATGCCATACTGAAGCCATTCAGGTGCGTTACGGAGAAAATCAAACCCTGCTTGCATGTACGGCTGCAGAGGCCCGACGAAACTAGCTAAAATGATAGCTATGAAACATAAGGTCCACGCCTCGTCTTTCCACGAGTTATCCGATGCGGACATGGCTTGGGTTTCCCAGTCGCCATCCTGTTCAACCTTCTTAACGGTTGCTTCTACTTTAGCTACCTCAAGTTTAGCTTGGGCTTCAGCCTTCTTTTGCTTGCCCTCAAGCCAAGTACCTGCGATATTAGCTATAGGTCCTACAAGTGCTTGCCACATGATATCACCACGCCTTACATGACCAGTAGCGGGCCGAGAACTTGTCCTTTGCCGTGTCACAGTTATGACGGGCACGGAAGTTACTACGACGCTCTGGAATGTTCTTCTTGATTGTCATATTGGGATCTCCGAAACGTACAATCTTAACTTCGCTACCCTTCTTAGCAAGTACGGCAAACTTTTTGTTCTTTCCGGGGGTACGCTTTGGTTTGTTGTACCCAGAAAAGGTCTCTCCCCGATATTTTAGCTTGCCGCCTTCTGTACGTTCTACGTTTTTAGTTGTTGCCACGAGCTTTACTCCATCTTGCTGTGTACCCGCCTGATGCGGCACGGTACTTTGCTGTCTTTTCTGCAACGCCTTTAGGTTGCTTCACGAACTGCTTACCTTGCTTTTTGCCTTCTCGCTTTGCTTTTGTGGTTCTGGCGTATTCGTCACTAGATAGAGCTTTAATTGCTTTTTCAGGTAGATAACGCTCGCCTGTAGCGTCTGGCCCTTGTGTTGAAGGCTTACCACTTTTGGTTCGCCAATTCTGTTTCGTCCAGTCTTGTAGGCTTTTCTGTGGTTTTGCGATTGCCATAGATTCTTTCTCAGCTTGTGTAGCCCCCGCCCTTTTCCTTGTACTGTTTAGCAAGCATCTGGGCTTTACGTGCTGACCATTGACCCGAAGATCCACCTTTATTGCCAGCCTTGATCTGGTTAAATAATCTCTTACGCATAGTAGGCTTCGTGTAGTTGCCTGCTTCATTGACGCGGGACTCACCGCCCTTTGCCATGCGCTGTGCGTTCCAACGCTCCGTGTAGCCTCCCATAGCGGCTTTCTTTTTAGACTTCCCTGCGCTAGATAAAGCAATAGCCACAGCTTGTTTCTGCGGCGTACCCGATTCCATCTCCTTGCGGATGTTTGCGCTGATCGTCTTTTGTGAAGAGCCTTTTTTGAGGGGCATTATAATCTCCTTAAAGATTGGGGGAGAGACTAGCCCTCCCCCGCACTATATTAGGCAAAAGCTGCCGCAGTTTCGGCAGTGCCGAGTTCTGCGATAACAGCGTACACGCGTACTTTACCGTCGAATGTTGCTGTGTTAGCAATCAAGTCGATGGTGTCAGCAGCGGTGTAAAACTTGCCTACACTTGTCGTGCCAGATGCCAATGCAGTGTGACCTGCAACAGCAGCAGCAAAGATGTCGTCATCAGCATCATCGCCAAGATCCAGAACTGGAGAACCAGTGCTGGCAAGGGTCAGAACTTCGAGACCTGCCATAACAACCAAAGAGTTGGCAGGAAGTTCGAATACTTCTACCGAATCAGAAGTTGTTAAGCTAGTTGAAGAGAAGTCAAGAACAACTTCTACAACTTGTGCTTTAACGCCAGCGGGTACGCCAGCAACAGCATTAGTGATTGTATAAGTAGCCATATTTTAGTTCTCCCCTAGTCTAAGCTAACAACGCCGCGAACGATGGCTTCAGGGCGCAATACTTTGCTACCGAAGACATGCAGACCGCGAACGATGTCGCTAAAGGTTTCAGTCGAACGAACAACTTCGGTTTTCGCAATGTGCGAAGCCGTAGCTGTCGAGCTCATGTGACCAGCAAGGATTACATTTTCCGTGCCGTCAACAGCAAGACCACTCAGAGTGACTTGGTCCGTGCCGCCAGTCGAATTCAGAGCTGTTGATTTGTAGCACTGAAAGCCAGCAATGTTGCCAAGCGATACAAGGCCGTTACGGAGCGGAGACGTTGCATCGCCCGTGACTTGTACTTCGGCAAATTTAGAGCCAGCAGAGAACAGATGTTTGTAGAACAAAGGAGGAGCTACAAACCAACGATTCTCTTCAGGTACAAATTGGTCGTCAAGGGCTGAGGCCATAATCAACATGGTGTTGACTGCAGTGTCACCCGGAGAGGATGCACCACCAATGTCCAAAGCCGAACCAAGAGTACCGATGCTTCCGATTTGACTGACAGAGGCACCTGACTCGCCAGTCAAGCCAGCGTTGGTTGCCATTGCGTCAAGAACAGTAGCGTCGTACTTGCGCTTCAGCGAGTATGCACCCGAAGAAGTTGCAAGAGCTTCGAAGTTGACGTGAGACTGACGCTCTTCGATGTCGTCGATCTTGAACGCAAATGCGTTGGCCTGATCAACAATCATCGTGATTTGATCGTCAGCAAGGTCTTGTGGGTTGACTACTGCGCCACGTGAGTAGCTAGATACAGTAATCGTAGGTTCTTTGATAATACGAACCGTGTCGCCGTAGTTCTCAATTTCACCCGCGTAATCGGTGTTGGTGATGTCTTCAACAACCGAAGCACGACGGAAAAACTTAAGAACTTTCTGGCTAAAGATTTCTGGCGTAAAGTTACCAGAAGGCAGGTTATTGTAACCTGATGCACTATTAAAAGCCATCTTTAGTTTCCTTCATAATTAATGGTTAAGCGTTAAAATCGATGCGCCCTTCTGCACGAGCCGCGTCAAGTTCTGCTTCATTTGCTTCAAACTCATGCGGTTTCATGCGGCCTATTTCAGATGCTTTCCAAATCCTCTGTCCACCAGTACCTTTTGCATTAACGTCTTTCGCTACACGTTTGGTTACTGTTTCTGCGGCAGAGGCGTTGGTGCCTCTTTTATTTTTTGACAAACCTGTATCTGCTTTGTACAAATCGATGACACGAGCTGCCCACTTAGCGTCGGTGTTATTCTTGTAGATACCGTCGCTCAATGTAGATGGTTGTTCGTCGAGCCAAGCAAGGAACTTGTCGTCGTTACGCAGATCATCAAAATCTGGGTGATGACGTAGAAGCTCTTGATAGGCTTTCTGTACTTCCATATCCTGCTCACGTTCACGCAGACGATTCACTTCATTACGAAGCTCCTCTACTGTGCTATCTGCTCGCAGGGCAGAGATTGTCTCAACTACGCCGTACACGTCAGGGTACTGCTGTTTAAACTGCTCTAACTCTTCAAGGCTCTTAGGAGCTTTAAGACGGGTCAGTGCGTCTAATTGCGGGGATGATTCCCCCTGTGCAGCAAGGTCTTTCTTCTCTTCTTTCCACTCAGACACTTTAGCGTCATAGTGGCGTTTCAAGTCGTCGTACCTTTTCTTGTAGTCTACGTCGTCCTGTTTGGATTTCCGAGAGAATCCATCGGGAGTGGCCTCTTCTTGCGAGGGGTCCGATTGAGCTTCCATTTCGGTTACAGGCTCCTCATCGTCGTCCTTGTACACGTCGTCACGGTAATTACCACGATAGAGATTTGAGTTGTTGATAGTTCCAAAGGAATCGTTAGGTTTGTTGGCGCGGTGGCCTCTTGCTTTTGCCATGATACTTCTCCTTGTGCAGGGCCACTCGCGTTCGGTGGGTAGCTGCTTCGGTTAGTTGAGTGACAGGGCCGTTGGCGACGGGTAGCTGTCCTTAGTTCCCCTGAGATGCTCTAGAAGATTCCTCTTTGGGAGGATTTCCAAAACTCATACGGGGAGTTAAGCCATCTATTTCGATGGGCTTACCTTCACGGAGCGCAATTACTGCGTCTATCGCAGCTTGTTCAAACTCTTCTTGAGTTTCGTAGCGTTTGCGTAACGCTGCTCCGTATTTATTGTTGTTGGCGTCTATAGCAGACTCTTCGTTAACATAGTCACCAATAAAATTCTTTCGTTCGCGGGCTTCAATACCAACACCTCCTAAGAACCCCTGTACCTTACCTAATAAGGTGTCTTTGTTGGTGGGCGAAACCAAACCGCCGAGTAAAATGTGCCGCAAAGTGTCTTCTGATTTATCGTCGTCATCAAATTGCTGGCGAGAGCTTTCTAAGCGTGACAGGTCTTTTGCGTATTGTGCATCTTCCCGTACTCCGATGACGGAAGCTACGCGCTCTGCAACATCGTTCGATGTAAGAGATTGGGTGTACCCGCCATCAGCAAAACCTTGTGCTTTTTTAGATCTTTGTTTAGCTATCTGATCACGTACCTGTTTGCGTTGTTCTGCTGTTTGCATACGTTCACGGAGTTTATTTCTTGCTTGCTCGTCTGCAATAAATTCGGTAACTCTAAAGTCTATATTATCATCTAACGCACTAAGAAGCTCTTTTGCGGCATCTTTATACGTGATCTTATCGCCGCGTAACCTATATCTAAGATCTCTGCTGAGGGTCTCCAGCTCTGTATCATATAAATAATCCATTAAAAGCCCTACGTTATCCTCTAGGAGAGATTCGTTTTTAGCTTTTTCGGCGTGTAACAGCAATTTTTTAGCAATTACTGCGTGTAAAAACCGCCTGTTTTCTTCCATCTTTTTAAAATTATATTCAGAAGACGAACTACCAAAACGGGTTGCCCCTGCATTTTGCTGTCCTTTGTGCATTAGTTCATGCACTAAAGTATCTTGGTACTCGTTATCTAACGGTTCATCCTTATTTATAAAAACACTATCCGGTATTGTTAAATACCGCCCATCATACGGTATTGTAGAGGCTTCATCTATAAGTTCATACTCTCTTGAAACAAATCCTGAAAGACCCCTTCGATCATCCAAAGCAAGTTGAAGAACAGGGTCCCATGTGGTTGGAGTATAATTTACACCCTTATAGTTTTTCTCTGTAGGGTACCTGTTTAGGATATCAAAGCCAGCTTCTACGTCCCCAAGAGCCTCTCCTTGTTCACGTGCCTTTTTTGTTTCAAACTCAGAGTTCAACTGAGCTATCTGCTCATCTTCGCCTTCATTGAGGGGTGTGATTAAGAAATCAGCTATACGTTCTACAAGACCCTTTTCAGAATCTACATCTCCGCCTTCAGCGAACTTTTTTTTTACGAATCCACCACGCTGCATCGGCGCTTGAGGTGCTTGTGGCGCGGGCGCTGCCTGCTGTTCTTCAGCGGCTGCGGCCTCTTGTTGACGGCGAGCTACCTCTTTCTTGCCACGATTGTTGATCTTTTCAAGTACGTCG